CAAAATAATCATGAACAACTCTAAATAAATCGTTAGCAAGTGCCACCTCTCCAGATATTTTATAACTGGTTTCTACTAATAGTGGATTCTCTAATGGGTTGAATTTAGCATCTGAGCCGAAGCCTTTTCTTGTAGAAAATACATACATGTGATTGTTTTCTACAACATCATCAATTACACCCCATGGAGTCGGATATGGGTCTGGTGCGCCATCAGCAATAAACTCTATCTTGAGTCCAGTTTTTAGAATGGCATCGTACTGTGCAGTAGTCTCATCGACTAGCGCTTGATAAGCGACCTTTACTTTAGGGTCTTGTGGGTTGTGTTCTAGTTCATCGAAGGCATCTGCTACTTTTTTAGCAAATCCTTGATTGACGTCTCTGTATTTAGAAGGAGGATTGTATTCTAATCCTGCGTCTTTAGCGTATTGCGCTGCAACTTCTTGAGCCTTATTGTAAGGCTTAATTTTTCTATCATTGTCAAAACCTCTCTCTAGGCCTTGGAGACCTCCGTCGTCTGCTCTGTCTGGGTCACTCCGGGTACCTTTCTCATAAACTGACTGGCCTTCCTCTTCCACCAGGCGAGAGCTTCCTCGAACGCTTCCGTCGTCTTGTAGTCCGCTTCTATCGGCTTCGGATAATCCTCTATTTGATACATCAAAATCTCCTAAGTTTTTCTTGATAGTGTCTAGTAACTCATCAGTAACACTTGATATGCTCTTGCCTTCTTTAAGCGCCCTTGCAGCTTTATTAACTGCATCTGATACTGGCCCTTTCATATTGGCAAGTTTAGACAATGACATCAACAGATTATCATCGCCTAACAATCGCGCTAAATTAGCCTCACGATCAAGTACGTTACCCTCACCCATTATACGCTTTTCTTGATCTGCCAGCGTTTTGAACACTTGCTTGTCTTTTTTGAGCTTCTTCATGGTGCTATCAATTACTTTAGCACGCTCTTTAAATAATGACTCTGTGACCGTATGACCACCAAATAAATCTTGCGTTTTTGTTTTGGTAAATCCAGCAGCTTTCATGTCATTAATCATGAATCTTGCCTGGTTTGCGTTGGATGGCTTTGCTTTTACTAATGCTCTAATGACTGCGGCCTGCGCTGCGGCATCACTAATTAACTCACCAACAATAGCGCCATACTTCTCATCGATCATTTCATCGATCACCATACGGAACGAAGCATCATCTAAATTAGCTAGACCTCTAGCGTTTCTAACAAGTGCGGAATTAGGCGGCAACGTATCAATAAACGCACCACCAGTCTCACTTGCAGCTCTTAATACTTTAGCGGCATCAAGTGCTGTGCCAGTACCTTGAGAAATGTTTACTCTTGCTGCCATTTCTCTTGCTACCGCTGGAGTAAAGCCGTCTTTCTCACGAAGCACGAACGCGTTTAATTCTATACCGTCCTGGTCTACTCCTAACCTCTTTGCTAATGCTAGTCTTTGATGTCCATCAACAATAAATCGCTTACCAGAAGCATCTTCAAACACCATAACAATGCCTGCCTGGTACGGATCCCATTCTTTAACACCATCTAAGCGATCTGTAATACCTTCTTTATCTGACTCTTTGAATTGATAAGTCTCAGCATCAACGAAAATCTCTTCTGGTTCAATCCTCTCTACACCAGTCGCACCAGTTATCTCATCTAAATCAGCTTGTTTTGGAATAGTGCCAACCTCTAACGCTTCTTGCACTTTTGTATAAGCGAGTATTTGCTTGTCTTGGTCTGAAAGGCCTAGTTTTTCTCTTGCTGTTGGCGCATCTGCCATTAGATCAGAATAACTGTCTAACACATCAGCTTCAGCAGTCTTACCTTCTACTCTTAATTTTTTAGAGAGCTTACTTAAATGAACAAGATCGAATGCAACACTACCACCACTTCTAACAATGCCGGCGCCACCAGCAACCATAACAATTCTCTCAACCGCGTTTTTAAGACCAAACGGCGAGTTAATATCTTGCTTCTGCAACGTAATGATAGGCATTCTAGCTGTCTCTAACGTGCCTGCATATATAGCTTCTTTGACTAATGCCGTGCCTGCAAAGCCTGGAATCTGTCTTAGAGTTTTTGCAGTTCCAACAGTCGGGCCAATAAGCGCGAATGGCGCTATCATCGGATCAGATAATTCTGTTAATCCAGAAACCAACCCAGTTCCAAGCTGCAATCCTTTTCCAGTTTTATCTTGTTTTATCGCTAAGTCTTGTCTATTAGCTGCGAACCAAGGGTCGATTGTCTGAGACTTTAATTCATCCCAGGTTTGAAACTTTTGATCTGGATATTTCTGTTGCAGCGCTTTGATCTTCTTTGTCACTGAATCGGTCTTGTAATAAGCAATCCACTGATTACTCATCATTGTGCCAGTCACATCGTAAGCCATAGCAGGGTTTGAAAAAGCATACGGATCCGGCATAATTTCCGAGTCAAACTCTTTCATCTTGTTAAACGACTCAGTTACGAATCCAAACTGAGTACGAGCAGTTGCGCCGCCAATTTCTTCACTATGAATAACCTTAAGGCTTGCATCCAGAAGATCACCGAAACTAGAAGGTAAATCGGTCTCTGCACTGGCTGGATTACGCAACGACTTATCACGTAAGTTCTCAGCACCAATACGATCAAAGTTCATCATTTCTGCTGACCTTTAACACCATAAGTTAAATTAAAGTCCGAGCCGTCTGCTTTACTGAAAAATCTTCCGCTATACGTCTGCACTTTGTATCTACCGTCGCCAGCACTGACCAACTTAATGACGCCATCGTTTATCATTTCTGCTGCATCTTTAGACTTGAAACCTTTAACACCACCCATGGCATCAATATCGTCAGCAGTAATAGACTCCATCCAATCTTCAACATCATCTGTACGCATACCTGGTACTGGTACTTCTATTTGATAATCGTCGTCGCTAAGATAACCAGATCCATTCCACTCAATATCAGCTAAACCACCAGTCACTTCTACAATGGCTTCATTTGCTACATCAACATCTGTTGCTGCTGTTTCTGCCGCTCCTTTATGGAGATTACCTTGTACAGCCATCTTTTGTGCATATAAAGCGCGAACACCCTGCATGATAATAGCTTGTTGTTCTGGATGGTCTGAATACGTTGCTTTTAAAACACCACCAACAGTAAGATCAAAATCATTAGGGATAGCATCTGGGTTTAACTCTAGTTGCTTCATGCCTAAAAGTACATTTCTGGAAACTACCGCTCTTGACTGCATGTTATGTTTTTTAGACTCTAACAACATTCCACCAGCAACCACGTGAGCTTTAGGCCCAGAGTCTTTCATCTGCTCTAAAACTTCTGCTGAGTTTTCACCGAAGCCATTAACAAGATTTCCAAGAATTGAACTTTGCTGCTCTACATCGCTCTCAGAAATTAAGTTTGTTAGTGATATGGCTTCTTGTTTAGTTAGTGGAGAAACGTTGACGCCATAGTGAGCGCTAGCCGTTACAGAATGTAATAAGCGCTGTTGTAATGATTCCGGGTTTGCTATATCAAACACCACTGGATCTTTAACAATTCCTTGCTCTATCGCTAAAGATAGCGCATCTTCTTTAAGTGCTTTTTGTGTGTAGTCGTAAATCTTCTCTAAACGCTCGATCACCTTAACGCTTTGTGCGCTAATGTTTTTCTTAGACTTTGCTACAGAAATAGCATTGGCTTGTTCGCTTGGCTTTTTAGCTATGAAATCAACCGCAATCTTTCCAAACGCAATAGCACCTTTAACATCTTTTTCAAACTTAGTGCCTTTTGCATCTTCATAGATCTGATCCATATTCTCTGGAACATAACCTTTGTCTAGTGCATAGTTAAGATCTTTTACTTCTCTCTGTAGTATTTTCTCTCTTGCGACTAGCTGTGCCTCTTTAGCAGCCTTCTCTTTATTTATAATCGCATTTTTACTGTTAATCTTAGCCTGCACCTTATAGATAATGGTATCTTCTGTGTCTGGATGTAGAGAGAGATTTTTTCTCGACTCTTTATCGTTACCTTTTCTAAAATCATCAAGCTGTTCTTGCGCTAATTCATGCTCTCCGTTCTCAATCAATCCATAAAAATGCCCAATCATGATCTGCTCATCTATTTGCTCATCAAGTGCGTCTAGTTGAGCTTGAGCCTTTGATTTATCAAGCACATTATCTTTAACGCCTTCATCATATAAGGCGGTTAATTGAGCAAGCTTCTGCTCTAGCATTATGGGATCATTTTCCCTTGCAGCAATCAAAAGATCTTCTTGCATGCCGGTTGCCGCAGTATTAATTGTGGCTAGGTTTTCGTCCATCTGCTGTCTGTAAACATTGTCTTGGATCTTGGATCTTGCGCTTGCAGCATAGCTATTAATCTCTTGTTCTGCATGTGGGCGTAATATCGGATCAACTTCTTTTAATAGGCCAGTTTTCATGCCTCCAACTTGAGCGTCAAAGCCTGCAATATTAAAAGGGTTTGCTCTTAAATAGTTTGCGACATCAGATCTAACATCAATCTGAATCTGAGCAGCATGAGCAATCATTGCGCCTTTATTGAACGCTTGACCTCTGATTGTGTCTGCATCTTGCATCTGAACACCACTACTCTTGCCAGAAGCGGCCGTTTGTCCAGCTAATTCACCTTCTCTTGCAGCACTTTGATCTGCTAACTGTCCTTGCTGGTTAGCAAATGATTGTAATCTGCTTGACAAAGATTTAAAGCTTTGCGCCTTAGCATTAGAAACACCACCAGGTGTCACCATTTCAGAGCGTTGGTATCTTTGAAATTCAGCCATTAGGTACCTCTCTTCGCTCTATCTGATCCGTATTTGAGCAAGCTTGATCCAGCACTTGAATAGCCAGCTTGTTGTGCGTATTTACCAGAGGTTAGCAAAGAGCTTGTTTTCATTGATAAATTAGCATCACCCATAAGTTGATCGTAATCAAATTCTTCTCTATCAGCTTTCATCATTGCTGCTGGAGATCCTTCAAATGCTCGAACACCCGTAGCACCACGATAGGCATTCTGTGAAGCCAGAGAAGATATTAGGCGCTTACGCCTTGCGATCTCTCTATCTTTGGCCGCAAACTCTTCTTGCTGTGCTTGTTGTTTATAGGCTGCTGCTTCTGCATTGCCACCCATAACGCTTGTTAGCATAGAACCAACCGTACCGATTGTTGACCAGGTGGCCGCTGACATTCCTAGAAAAGATCCTGCTGTTGCTGTTGCCGCCGCTGTTCCTACTGCTGCTGTTCCAGCTGCTGCTCCAGCTGTGCCTAACATTGCTACGAATTGACCCATCTCTTATGCCTCCACTTCTAAGCCGATACCTAGCAACGTCATTGGTGCTGGATCCGCTTGTGTAATTTCTATTTGCGCTAAGTCTGTCCAACCTAGCAAAAACATTTGTTTAATACCGGTAAATGGCGTTACACCACCACCCAAATTCATACCAAAACTACGATCAACCAGGTATTCACCGTTGACTGAAACTCCGATAGATTCATACAAATTAGCCTCGACTCGAACGATACGTTTCTTTCTTGTTAATATCGGCCCATCTTGGAAATCTTGATTGACTGGCATGGTCTTAATCTTGGTGTTGTAATTCAAACCAACCTCAACATCAGTACCAGCCGTTAGCATGGTAATCGAGCCACCAGAAGGTGTTGCGCTAGTAACCACTGCACCATCAGATCTAACCCTACACTCTTCATCATTAAGGTGGGTTAAGCCAGTAATCGTAGCGCTAGATGTTTGTGTCTTTCTAACATTAGCATCTGTGTATGAATCTGGATCAACCTTCTCTAAATATCTTTTTGTTACGCCATTGATTGTGCGTTTAACTAGAAAATAAACATCTTCAACTACCACCGAGACACTTTCAATTGTTCCGCTAGTCGTCCATTTAGTCCAACCACCAACCTCTTGCGCTCTAAGTGAGTTATAAACAGCCACTGTGCCGTCAGAATTGACGAAATAAACGTAGTTAGCGTCTGCTGAATCTGTACCCCTTAATGAGTCCATATCGACCGGAGAATTAAGCAAATGCGAAGCTAATAAAGAAACGGTGCCAGACGTGTATGCGTCCTCTGCGTAAGCATATAAAAACTCACGAACCGATTTACCGGTACGATCAACAAAGATTGTCGAACCATCGATTGATTTCGGTGGAATTGTGCTGGCACCAAATAGAGTTTGTCGTCTTACCGCACTCTTAGCTGGTGTAATCGGAAGATCATTAATCGAAAACTCACCACCAGTTGTAAATACTTGGAAGTGACGTCCAGCATAGACTGATACGATCGCATTCACCTGGTCAGTATCTAGCGTTAAGTCTAGTGCTTCGTCGTCTAGGCCCTCACCAACATCAAAATTAAAGAAATCATTTGTCACTGACCCCCATAATGTTTGTGGGCGAGATCTTGAGCCACCGAACCACAACCGGCCTTGATAGAATGTAGCGCTTTTTGGCCAGCCTTTTGACGCACTCCAAACATCTTCAGCAGCAGAGCCGAAGTCATATTGTGGAATGTTTGTTAGTGCTATGTTAGTTAACGCCCAAGAAGAATGCGTCGATCCACGAACCAGTTTTGCCGGCGCGTGATCCTTATGCAAAATAATCATGGTGTCGGCTGATTGCGTCCACTGTAATTCAAACAGCTCTGTTGTGGTATAAGTTGTTGTTACGTTAGCTTGAAACACATCGTCCTTATAGACCGCGATGTTATTGTCAGTAAAAACAAGTAGGTACGTCTGTTCAACATTAAAAGCGAATGCAGCTAATCGTGCTTCGGCATTAATTGCAGCAACGTATTTAAAACCTGGTCTGCGTTTCATACCACCTTGAGGTAATGATTGTACGTTCTCTGCAATCGCAGCACCTTGATAGAAGTGCTTGACATCTGTACGTGCGGCAAGCCTTGGATCTAGTACCCCAGAGTTAAAGCTTGTTTGTAGGTTTATAACTCTAGGCATTAGTAGCGTGCATCCACTAGTGGTGAGTCAATAATCGCATCAGCAGGTCTTGCTTGCGAGTCGGTATATCTAGCTCTTCTCAGTTGATCCTCATACATCTTGAGGTACTCTCCTGCTTTGGATGAGTTATCAGTAACTGGAATTGCAAAAATTGAGGCCAGGTTAAATTCAAGTAGTCTTTGAAAATGCGCTGGCATTTTAGATTCATCTGGTTTAAATACATAATCCAGGTCTATGTTGTTCGCGTTGGTGAGTAATTTATCTTCATAAATCTCATAATCAACACGTGGATGAACGCCGTAACCAGCAATATAATTAGCCGGTAATTGATAAGCGTATGACCATTCGTTTAGTGGTGAGGATGTTAGCTGATTAAGCGTAACCTTGGCAGTGGCGAATCGCCACCGGTGTTGAGATAACAAGCTTTCATAAGTAGTTTCATATAGTGCTGCTGCGGTATTAGCGCCAGCACCACCATCTGTAAATGAAGCAATTGCACCATGACCGATCATAGTCAAAGCGTTTGAGCAAATTTCAATATCTGTTGCCATATCCTTACCTTAATAAAAAAAAATGGCAGCAACCCGATTAAAAGCAACTGCCATTAGTTTCAACTTTGTATTAGCTCCTAGTAGTTGAAAAATCTAGGGTTAAGTAAACTCAACGATACCTGCTGCATCACGTGATACTGCACCAGCTTTCATTAAGCCATTACATAGCCATGAAGTCTTTTGTGGTACCCAGTCAACTTTAGATGTGATTTCCATACCAACCGCAACACCAACTGCTGAATCGTGCCAAGCGTAACCACTAACTGCTAAACCACCTTCCGCACGTGTTTCAATAACGTGGAATTGGAAACCCATAAACGTGTTAAGCTCACCAGAAACTAACGCCTTAACGTTGTTGTAGTCTGAGCTAGTCACTGAAGAGCTGCCCAACAAGCCTGCAAGACCTGCTGCTGTTAGAGCAATGTGACGACCACCAGAAGCAACACCGTTGTCGTTTAATGCTTCTGAAGCGTCAATCAAACCAGCAAGGGTTACACCACCTGCCACTACGTTTGTTGATGAAGCTGCATCTAATGCGTCAATGATTAATTGATCGTAACGACGACCAAGCGCACCTGCAATCGTAGTTTGTAGCTCCCTAGTGAGCAACTGATTAAGTCGTGAGAAACACCCATAGCTGTAACATCTGCAGAAGTCGCCTTCTGGTTAGCCATGCCTTTACCCATCTTTCTAAATTTATAAATATCACCAACAACGTCGTTTCTTACTGTTGTGGTACCACGTAAAACACCTGCTGTTTGGAAAGCGTGTTTTACTTCTGAATCGAATTGTTGTTGCGCTGCTGCGCTTAAACCTGCTGACATAATAGT